ATGATCTGTGTAACCCCGCAAGGATGGTGATCACATCTTGCTGACGGGTAAGCCGTAAGTGGCTAAGCACTTCTGAGAAGCAGGGCAACAGCTGCGACACGTGGAGAACAAAATGGCTACCGTCTACCGAATCACAATCACCAAAAAATCCAAAGAGACCTTCACCGGACTCATGACCCGCAGCCAGCCAGAAATCGTCAATGGTTTTGTCGCCCTGGCAATGGATGACGGCAAATGGCGCTACTTCAGCCAGGACAGCATTGATGATTTCCTGTTTGAGCCTGTAGAGCAGCCAGCAGAACAAACAACGGAGTAACTAATGAGCAAAACCGTAACATTCACATCAAAAGTATCTCTTCGTCCATGCATGAAGCCGATCCTGATGCTGTCAGCCTTACTTCGCTGGGACTGGTTGACTAACAAGTGTTTCAAAATAGAAACCGTATCCAGCGAAACGGTGCAGCTATAAAACGGAGTAACCCATGGCTAACGATGACGAGCGCAGGCCATATCCGCCAGTTAACTTCATCGCCTCCGACAACTGGCAACCATACACCAGGCTTATACCCGCTAACGAAGTGCATGAGTGGATAAGCCGCCAAATCCTCAGCGATACCGGCAGCATTCATAACCCTGACCACGGACACCTGTTAGAGGCCGATCTCTGCTTCATGTGGGCGTCCGATTCGTTCGCGAAGAAAGGGCGCTACGTCCTCGGCCAGGCCGAGCAGGTAATGCTCCGCGCCGGTGGTTGGCAGAAAGCCAGAATGGAACAGCAGATGCATGAATGGTTCGGGCGCATCCCGAAGTTCATCATCACGCTGGCGGCCGATTACTGCTCACAATGTAGTGACCTCGAGTTCTGCGCGCTGGTAGAGCATGAGCTTTACCACATTGCCCAGGCCACCGATGATTTCGGCGCACCTAAGTTCAACAAAGAGACCGGACAGCCAGTGCTAACACTGCGCGGCCACGACGTCGAAGAATTCACTGGTGTCGTACGTCGATACGGTGCCAGCAAAGAAGTGCAGGAGCTCGTTGATGCTGCCAATGCGCCAGCAGAAGTGGCTCACATCGATATAGCCAGGTCATGCGGGACGTGCATGTTAAAGCTGGCGTAACAATATGACTGATTATGACAGGCAGGTAATCCATGGCGACACTGAAAGGTGAGGTCAAAGCCTTCATCGTTCAGTCCCTTGCCTGCTTCGATACTCCATCCCAGGTGGTTGAGCTGGTCAAAAAGGAATTTGGCCTGAGCATCACTCGTCAGCAGGTCGAATCCCACGACCCGACGAAAGCAAACGGCAGGGGGCTGGCGCAGAAGTGGGTTGAGCTATTCCACGAAACGCGTAAGCGCTTCCAGACCGAATTAAGCGACATTCCGATCGCCAACAAAGCATATCGTCTCCGCGCGCTAGACCGGATGATGACAAAGGCCGAGAGCATGCGAAATATGGCGCTGGCTGCCTCGCTGATGGAGCAGGCCGCCAAAGAGTGCGGGGATGCTTACAGCAACAAACAGAAGGTCGAGCACACCAGCCCGGACGGAACCATGACTCCGCGGCCGACCATCATCCAGCTACTCCCTGTTGAGCCGAAAGCATGAGTGAAGCCGTTCAACTGCCGATCCCCGCAAAGCTTGCACCATTGTTCACTGCTGTGAATAAGCGTTACCGGTGCTCGCATGGTGGGCGTGGCAGCGCCAAGACGCGCACATTCGCGCTGATGACTGCCGTAAAGGCTTATCAGTCGATGATGAACGGTGAGAGCGGCGTAGTGCTCTGCGCGCGTGAGTTCATGAACTCGCTGGAAGAGTCGAGCATGCAGGAGGTGAAACAGGCGATCCTGTCTGTTCCCTGGCTAGCCGCCAACTTTGATATCGGCGAGAAGTACATCCGCACTATCGACAAGAGCGTTAACTATGTCTTTTGCGGTCTGCGGCACAACCTCGACAGCATCAAGTCGAAAGCGCGCATCCTGCTGTGCTGGGTCGATGAGGCTGAATCAGTCAGCGAAATAGCATGGCAGAAGCTGAGCCCGACCGTTCGTGAGGAAGGTTCAGAGATTTGGGTGACGTGGAACCCCGAGCGAGACGGCAGCGCAACGGATAAACGTTTCCGCAAAGAAGCCGGCGACGACTGCATAACCGTTGAGATGAACTATACGGATAACCCGTGGTTCCCTGATGTGCTGGAAGGCGAGCGACAGAACGATCAGCGCCGCCTTGACCCTGCAACATACGCATGGGTGTGGGAAGGGGCTTATCTTGAAAACTCCGATAAGCAGGTACTGGCCGGTAAATACCGGATTGCTGAGTTCTCGGATAACCTCTGGAAAGAAGCGGAGCGTTTGTTCTTCGGTGCGGACTTCGGTTTCGCCAAAGACCCGAACACGCTGACTCGCTCGTTCATCCTGCACAACCGGCTGTATATCGAGTACGAGGCATATGGTCAGCAAACTGAACTCGACCACATGCCAGAGTTGTACGACACAATCCCCGGATCTCGTGACTGGCCCATCAAGGCCGACTCCGCTCGACCCGAGACGATCAGCTATCTCAAGCGGCAGGGCTTCAACATCTCAGCCGCTGAGAAATGGCAAGGAAGCGTTGAGGACGGGATCGCACACCTTCGCGGATTCGACGAAATCATTATCCACCCCCGCTGCAAGAACGTGGCGCGTGAGGCCCGTATGTGGTCGTACAAAACAGACCGCATCACCGGTGAGGTGTTGCCGAAGCTCGCCGATGGCTATGAGCACTGCTGGGACGGTATTCGCTACAGCCTCGACGGACACATTAAGCGTAAGGGCCAAATGGCCGGGATGATGATTCCGAAACGCCTTCGCTAACTAAACGGACAAACCATGACTGACAAATTAACTCTCGCCGTCAACCATGCGTTGAACGATGCGCGGATGGCGCGCGCCCGTATGGGGCTGATGGCACCGACGATGGGGCTGGACAATAAGCGCCATTCAGCATGGTGCGAGTATGGCTTCCCTGAGCAGGTCACCTACGAAAACCTTTACTCCCTGTACCGGCGAGGCGGTATTGCCCACGGTGCAGTTGAGAAGCTGGTGGGCAAGTGCTGGCAGACTAACCCGGAAATCATCGAGGGTGACGATGCAGACGAGAGCGAAAACGAAACCGCCTGGGAAAAGAAGTCAAAGCAGGTATTCAACAACCGGTTCTGGCGCTCATTTGCCGAGGCGGATCGTCGTCGCCTTGTCGGTCGTTATGCAGGCATCCTTCTGCACGTCCGCGATGAAAAAGACTGGAACCTTCCGGTTGCCAAAGGACGAGGGTTGCAGAAGGTTTCCGTGGCATGGGCAGGATCGCTAACGGTGAGCGAGTGGGACGCTGGGCTGAACTCGAAGACTTACGGTCAGCCGAAAATGTGGCAGTACGCAGAACGCTTGCCGAATGGTTCAACTCGCCGCGTCAATATCCACCCCGATCGCGTTTTCATCCTTGGTGATTACTCAGACGATGCTATTGGCTTCCTTGAGCCAGCTTATAACGCCTTTGTGAGCCTGGAGAAGGTAGAGGGCGGGTCTGGTGAGTCATTCCTGAAGAACGCCGCTCGCCAGTTAGCACTTAGTTTCGACAAGGAAATCGACTTTGGCAGCATTGCATCTATGTACGGCGTTGAAGTAGATGAGTTGCAGGATAAATTTAATGACGCTGCACGCGAGATGAATCGCGGCAATGATGTGCTGCTTTCTCTCCAGGGGGCCAGCGTAACCTCCCTTGTTTCTCCGGTTTCTGATCCGTCTCCAACCTATAACGTAAACCTGCAAACCGCTGCCGCCGGAGTTGATATCCCGACGCGCATTCTGGTTGGTAACCAGCAGGCTGAGCGGTCCAGCACTGAAGACCAGAAATACTTTAATGCTCGCTGTCAGTCGCGCCGAGTAGACCTCGCTTTCGAGATAGAGGACTTCTGCGACAAGCTTATTGACTTGCAGATCGTCGATTCAGTAACCCAGAAAGCTGTTATCTGGGATGACCTTAACGAACAGACCGGCACTGAGAAGCTCACCAACGCCAAGACTATGGGCGAGATTAACCAGACCATGCAGGGAAGTGGCGACGAGCCAGCGTTCACCCGTAAAGAGATTCGTACGGCTGCGGGCTATGACAATGATGACGAAGAGCCTTTAGGAGAAGAGGATGGCGACGAAGAAGACGAAGCCACCGATTCTGCCGCGTAACTATCAGGACCCGACCGGGGCCGATGCGCTGGAACGCCGGGCAATGAAAGACTTCGCCAGGCGGATGAATAAAATTGGCAAAGCGTACAAATCAGCACTCGACAAAATACCTTCCTCCCTCGCAGTAAACGCCAGATACGAATACCAGCTAAACCCAACGCTACTCTCCATCATCCTGAACGATGCCAGTTACCTGGTTGATCGGGTGCTGCTTGAAGGTGGCGATTACGACCTGTGGTTTTACGAGTACATCGATCTGGCATCGGAGAAAGGTACAGGGCAGTCGTTCTACAACCTCAGCCAGCAGTCACCTGTGTATGCCGCAGGGCGTGAGTCGCTGGCGTCCATCCTCGCAAGCGACCCGTACCAGCAACGCATGGCGCTGGTGCATGCCCGTGTTTTTGAGGAAATGAAGGGACTGACGGCTGAAGTTAAGCGCGACATGGCGCGCGTGCTAACTGATGGCGTGGGCCGTGGTCTCAATCCGCTGGATATTGCCCGCAACCTGACAGACCAGACCGGCATCGAGAAGCGCCGGGCAAACCGGATAGCACGGACTGAAGTGACCACCGCGCTGCGCCGGGCTAAGTGGGATGAAGACCAGGAGGCGAATGACCTTTACGGCCTTAAAACCCTTCTGGTTCACATCTCGGCGCTGTCATCGACCACCCGACATACCCATGCAGTGCGTCACGCCCACCTCTACACCAATGAAGAGGTCCGTGACTGGTACAGCAAGGATGGCAACTCCATCAACTGCAAATGCAGCCAGCAGTCAGTTCTGGTCGATGACGACGGCAAACCTCAGTTCCCGGACACCATTACCAAACTCAAACAGGAATATAAATCGATGCAGGCGCGCGGTTACGCCTGGGCGGAGAAATAACCTATGAAATTCCAGGTAAACCACGAAGCAAAGCGTCCAATCCCGGCACCGCAAAATGGTGAGCATATTCAGGTCAACATCACCACGAAGGTGAACAGCCAGTCTATCCGGCGCGAAACACATAACGGTCGTGAGCATCTGGTGCTGCCTAGCTATACGCTGCCGGCGAACGTCGTCATGAATGGCGGGCTGTACACAGAAGATGAAATCAACGCCCACTATCAGGGGCTGGAAGGCACGCTCGCGCCGCTGGGTCATCCACAGGTTAACGGTCAGTTCGTGTCGGCCTTCTCTCCTGAAGGCCTTAACGTCGGCTACGTAGGTGCGTGGAACCGTAACGTTAAGAAGTCCGGCAATCGTATCTACGTAGAAAAATGGGTGGATGTGGCTCGAGCTGAAGAGTCGGAGGGCGGTCGAGAACTACTTGAGCGCGTCGCAGCTATTGAGCGTGGCGATGACGTTCCGCCCATTCATACCAGTGTCGCCGCTTTCCTCGACCAGCTTGAGCCTAACGAACAACAGAGAGCTACGGGCGCCGAGTGGGTGGCGAAGATTCACAGCATGGACCATGACGCCATTCTGCTGCATGAGGTTGGCGCGGCGACACCAGAGCAGGGCGTTGGCCTGATGGTTAACGCTGATCTGGCGCAGCCGCTTAAGGCGAACTCAGGCGCGCTGGTTGGCGAATCCTACCGGGAGCGCGAGCAGCGTCTCGATCGCGCAGCCAAAGCGAAGTTTGCGGCGGGCGCGGATGAATACGCATGGGTTGCTGATTTCACTGACTCGCAAGCTGTAATCATCCGCAACGGCGGCAGCGCTGAGGTGTTTGGCTACAAGTCTGAGGGCGGCGTAATCACCTTCGACGATACCGGCACCGCAGTAGCGCGCCAGGAGTCGTGGGTCGCAGTCGTCGCTAACAAATTCAAAGCTCTATTCACACCGCAGGAACAGCCTGCACCAAACCACAAAACGGAGGGCGACATGCCTTTAACCAAAGAAGAACTGGAACAAATCGGCAGCATGATCGGCCAGGCTGTTGCGACCAATACAGAAGCTGCTATTAAGCCTCTCGCGGAAAAGGTTGATGCGCTACATGCCAACCAGAAGCAACTCGCTGACACCCTGACCGCCAATTCACGCGCTGAAGAGAAAGCCAAGCGTGATGCGGTTGCTAAGGTCCATGGCGACATCGTGGCCAACGCGCTTTCTGGCGATGCCCTGGACGCAATGTTCAAGTCGCTGGGCGAAGCTGCTCCTCTGGGCACCAACAATGCTCAACAGCACAAAGAAACCGGCGCACCTGCCGCAGACGAACACTTCAAGTAAGGAGCAGGAATAATGCCACGTTATCGTCGCGTTAATATCGACGGTCAGTCTCTGTACAAGACCGAAACCCGCACTACGGCCGCCGCACTGCTTCCGGGCACCGCCGCAATCATCAACTCATCCGATAAATTCGCTCAGGCCACCGCGCTAGCCGGCCGCCTGTACATCATCGATGTCGGTTATCACCAGGGCCTGACCATCACAGAGGCAATTCCTGCTGGTGATTCTGCTGTCGGCAATTACGTCGAAGAAGGGCGTGAGCTGGCGCTGCTGTGCGTGCCTGGGGCGTACAAGAAAGACAGCCCGATCAAACTGGGTACGGCTGGTCAGTTTACCCTGGCAACCGATGACACTGATTCAGTGATCGGCTACAGCCAGGATGAACACACCATCGCAGCCAGCACCACCGACTTCATTCGCGTGCGCATGCGCGTTGGCACTGTCGCCGCAGCTGGCGCGTAACAAAAGGACAAAAACATATGTACTTCTCAAAAGAGACGCTGGCGACTAACTCCCGCCTTGGCGGGCACTGGAGTGAGCTGTGGGCAAACCGCAACATGTGGAACCTACAGAACGATTCCATCATTGCAGCTAACCGCGCGATGATGACCGCTGACATGCTGGCTTGTAACGCAGTGGGCGGTTTTTCCCGTGACTTCTGGGCTGAGATTGACAACCAGGTGCTGCAACTGCGGGATCAGGAAGTTGGCATGGAAATCGTGAACGACCTGATCGGCGTTCAGACGGTGCTGCCGGTCGGTAAAACCGCCAAGCTGTATAACGTGGTTGGCGACATCGCTGATGACGTGTCAGTAAGCATCGATGGCCAGGCGCCGTTCTCCTTCGACCACACTGACTACGCGAGCGACGGTGACCCGATTCCGGTGTTCACTGCTGGTTACGGTGTTAACTGGCGTCATGCTGCTGGCCTGAACTCTGTGGGCATCGATCTGGTGCTGGACTCGCAGATGGCGAAGATGCGCAAGTTCAACCAGAAGCGCGTCAACTACTACCTCAACGGCGATTCAAAAATTCAGGTTCAGTCCTACCCGGCGCAGGGCATTAAGAACCACCGAAACACCAAGAAGATCAACCTCGGTTCCGGTGCTGGTGGCGCGAATATCGACCTGACTACTGCCGACATGACCGCGCTCTTTGCGTTCTTCGGTAAGGGCGCGTTCGGTACTACCGCCCGCACGAACAAAGTCGCCGCATACGATGTAATGTGGGTTTCCCCGGAAATCTGGGCAAACCTGGCGCAGCCGTACGTGGTGAATGGCGTTGTAAGCGGCACTGTATTGCAGGCGGTTCTGCCGTTCGCGCCGGTGAAAGAAATCCGCATGAGCTTCGCGCTGACCGGTAACGAGTTTATCGCCTACGTTCGCCGTCGTGATGTTATCTCTCCACTGGTGGGTATGGCTGTAGGCGTTGTTCCGCTGCCGCGCCCACTGCCTAACGTTAACTACAACTTCCAGATCATGTCTGCTGAAGGTCTGCAAATTACCGCAGACGATCAGGGCCTGTCCGGCGTTGTCTACGGCGCTAACCTGGCGTAAGGAAACAGCATGGCTAAATACGAAGTTGTGCGCCCATGGTTCGGCGTGAAGGTTGGCGACGTGGTGGAGTTGAAAGAGCTTCATCCGGCGTTGAAGTCTAACGTCCGGCTGATGAAAGGCGAGGCTGGTGGAGAGCTGAAACCCGCAACACCTGATGCCGGTACCGGTGAGAAATCTCGCAAAGAGGTTATCCAGGCTCGTCTGACTGAACTGGGAATCGAGTTTAAAGTAAATCTGGGCGCTGAAAAGCTCAGTGAGTTGTTGCCGGATGGTGAACTCGAAAAGCTTTTCCCTGCTGAATAACAGCCGCCGCTAAGGCGGTTTTTTATGCCCCGCTCCGGCGGGGTAATAATGATTAATATCTGCGCTAATGGTAAAATAAGCGAGCCGGGGAATGCGTCAACATTGCCCCGGCCCTAACCAATTATTTACCTATAGCGGAGGTAAAATCATGGCGAAAATCATTCTATCCGAATTTCTTGTTTACGATCCAACATCTGATACTGGCTTGAGGTGGAAAACTAAGCGAGGAAAGATGAAGGCTGGATCTGTCGCTGGAAGCTATAGCTCTACTCGTGGAGACTATGTCGTTTGGCTGTTTGGGAAACGGTATGCTGCGCATCGCATAGTTTGGGAGCTGAATAATGGCTCAATTCCTGATGGTCATGATATTGATCATGCGGACGGTGATAGAAAGAACAACGAGATACGCAACCTTCGAATAGCTACTACATCGCAAAACCTCTGGAACATGAGAACCCCTTCCCATAATACCAGCGGAGTTAAGGGCTTGTGTTTCGTGAAGTCATCAGGGCTTTGGCTTGGGCAAATTGTCGCTAATGGTGTCAGCCATAAGAAAAAATCAAAGTCCAGACAAGTGGTTGAGGAATGGCTTTTAGAAACAAGAAATAAAGTCCATGGCGATTTTGCCAGACATGAATAAACAGAAACCCGCTCAGGCGGGTTTTCTTTTGAGAGTGGTTACCATGGTTACTATAGAAGAAGCCACTGAGTACTTATCGAGTGTCGGCATTGAGTTGCCAAATTTTGTTCTTCAGGCTCTCGTCGACCAGGCCAACAGTATTCAGGAGTGTCTTGATGCGCATTATCCTGCATCGACCGCGCTGCTGATTCAGCTCTATCTGCTGGCGCTTATGGGGCTCGGGCAGGGGGATAAATACATCTCCAGTCAGACGGCTCCAAGCGGAGCGTCGCGCTCATTCCGGTACCAGTCGTTCACCGACCGCTGGAAAGCATCAGTGAACCTGCTACGCGGGCTGGATAAATACGGTTGTGCAACCTCCCTTATTCCTGCCGACCCTACCGCCGCCCAGGCATTCGCTGGTATCTGGATCGGTAAGGGTGGATGTTTTTGCCAAAAATAACGACGATTAATACTGTTTGAATAAACAGTTGATGGTAAAATAAACAAGCCGAATCATGCGCCAACATGGATTCGGCTCTAACCACATCGTCGTTATGGAGGTAACGAGCATGGCTAACCATATTCTATCTGAATATTTTTCATATGACCCGACCTCACCGTCATTTCTTAGATGGAAAATAAATGTTGGTCGAAGAATAAAAGCAGGCGATCCAGTAGGGTCCATAAGTTCCTATGGTTATTACCGAACGAAGCTTAACGGCAAAGAAATAGCCGCTCATCGCATTGTTTGGCAACTCCACAATGGAGAAATACCCGATGGCTTGCAGATTGATCACATTGACGGGGTTAGGGTCAATAATGATATTAGCAATCTACGAGTTGCCAGCGTCTCAGAAAATCTTCAAAACCAAAAACGCAGCGCTAAAAATACCACTGGCGTTAAGGGTCTGACTTGGAACAAGGCGGACGCAGCATGGCGAGGCAGTGTTCAGGTTAAAGGTGTACGCAATCATTTTTCATCTAAATCGCGTCACGAAGTCGAAGAGTGGCTGAGAAATACGAGATCATCCCTTCACGGCGAATTTGCTAGGAACGTGTAAGGCTAATTTAACCCGCTACGGCGGGTTTTTTATTGGAGTAAGTGATGACGTACAAATCAGTTAAGCAAGGCCTGCCGCGTTCATTCGTCCGCGTCTGGGTGATAACCGACACCGGGCGGGAGACTACCGGCTACGTTAAATCGGATGGCGAGTGGTTCATCAACTGCCCGCGCATACGGGCTACTGGCGCGAAGGTGCTGCGCTGGAAGGAGGGCTGATGTCGTCTACTGCTTCATGGTCATACAACAAGCCATGCACGATATGGCGCAAGGGAGCGGGCGGTAATGACGAGTGGGGCGATCCTGTCGACCCATATGAACCGCCTGAAACCATCATGTGCGACTACATCGGCGGCCTGTCTGCAAAGCTCGGCTCCATCGGTAAAGAGGTTGTCGTAAAAAACACCTTCTTTACTGCGTATGCGTTAGCTGATGAGGGCGATTACATCCTGATTGGTGTTAGTGCTGAGCAGGATCCGGTCGTAGCAGGTGCTGATGAGGTCCGTCACGTGACGCGCTGGAACGACACTCTCGACGGTCTGGAAGATGACTGGGCGATAATTACGGGAGTGTAGCCATGGGCATTAAAGTGAAGGGCGTCAAAGAGGCTAAAGCCAATCTGGATCGCTTTATTGGTGACATTCAGAGCAGAAAGGTTATACGAGCCATAAGATCGGCTCTGATAATTATAGCGCCGGAAGCTGCCAGAATGACTCCTGTCGGCAAGACATCAAACCTCATAAACTCTCAGTTTTTGGATGTGAAGGTTAACGGAACCATGGTTACTGGCCGTGTGGGTTATTCCGCCAACTATGCGGTATATGTGCATGAGTCTAAAGGCACTTTAAAGGGAAGACCAAGACCAGTATCGCAAGGCGGCGGTAATTATTGGGACCCATCCGGCGAGCCGAAATTCCTTGAGAGGGCCGTTGATAATACTCGCTCAGACGTTGACAGGGCTATCAAGAAGGAACTTTCGCTATGACGCCATTGATGCACGAGCGGGTGCGAAACATGTTCGGAGATGCAGGACTAACGACTGGTTTCGCAGTGCAGCAGTTGATGTACGACGACCCTGGTGATCTGTCGAAGGCTGTCATGGTATTCAGGCCAAGCGGCGGAACAGCAATTCGTACCGATCTTGGTTCTGAATATTACGTACTTGTCGACGTCGTCGGCGCAAAAGACAAGCGAAAAGACGCGCTCAGCGCCGTGCAGCGCATCGTCGATTACGTCCAGGCCAACCCTATGGCTGACGAGTGCGTCGGCTACATCCAGAACATGGGCGCAATTCCCGCGCCGGTGCTCACAGAAGAAGGGCGAATAGTCTTCCGACTCCAGTTCGCCTGCACTTACGGCGAATAGCCATTCCCAACCAAATAACCCGCTCCGGCGGGTTTTCTTTTATACGTCAAAGAGGAGTTTCACATGGCTAATTGCCAGAACTCGAACGAGCGCCTGTTCGGCGGTGCGGTCGTGCTGGAAGTCGCCGATGGCTGCCCGGACGTCAAGCCACTCGAAGGTGAGTGGATGGCGCTGGCCGCTGGTACGTCGAAGGGCTTCGACTTCAACCCGAACTCAGTTACCTCTGATGCGGATGACGGCGGCGGCTATGTCGAGACCATCATCACCAACAGTGATTTCACCCTGAGTTTTGAAGGTGAAGTCCGCAAGAAGGACAAGCTGGATCAATACGGTGTCGGCAAATTCATCAAGTATTTCGCTGACGAGCTGAAGGCCAAGCGCCAGCCCGGCATCTGGGTACGTATGGATTACGGTCCTGTCGAATTCGTCGGCTACATGAACATCACGGCGCTGAGCTCTGACGGCGGTACCAACGACATCGTCACTTTCTCCACCGAGTTCAAAGTAGGCGATGCAACCACCATCGAAGTGAACGAACTGACTGCTGTAGCGGTGACTGGCGTAACGGTAACTCCGGCAACCAGCACCGGCACGGCGGGCGGTACCAGCACCTTCACGGTGAATATCGCACCAACTGGCGCAACCAACAAAGACTTTACTGTAGCGACTACCGACGCGACCAAAGCAACGGCCACTGTCTCCGGAAACACCGTCACCGTGACGCGCGTCGCCACCGGTAGCGCGCAGATCATCATCAACACCGAAGACGGAAACTTTGTGGCCGTGCATACGGTTACCGTTACCTAACGGACATTCCAAAGGGCGGCGTGCTGCCCTTGATAATGACCGTTTACTGGAATGACTATGACCGTTTTAACCGATATCGGCGAAATCTCCGTCAGCGACAGTCGCGAAGGCGGAAAAGATTACCTGCTCCGACCTTCATTTGAGGCCATGACGAGGATCGGCACTCCGGAAGAGATTGTGCAGGCGTACGCCATCATCCACGGCATTGAGGTTTCTCAGCTCACTGAAGCGTGCTCGAGCACTTTTGGACGATTTCCTGAATGGCTATCCCCCTCTTTCAACCGTGCCGCTGAGAAGCTTTTATCCACGTGCATGCAGGTGTTACAGGCGTGCTGCGATGAAGACTTGACGTCCATGATCGGCGAATGGAAAGGGTGGCGACATTGCGTTGTATACCGACCTGGAAAGATGCCGAAGAACGACATCATCGTGCTGGCTCAGCACCTCATGCAGCACGGTATCGTTGGCAAAGCAAAGGTTCGCCAGTTGCAGCGCCACGAAACAGGCGAGCGAACCACTGAATTTAAAGCCTTCGACTACATCAGCGCGGCGCGTAGCCACTTTGGCATGAGTCGTGATGAGGCGTCAAAGCTAACTATGACCGAATTTCAGATGCTGCTAGCGGCGAAATACCCTGAGCAGAAAGGGTTCACTCGCGAAGAGTACGACAGCATCGCCGACGAATATCTGGCTAAACAGGCGGTTCGACGCGAGAATGCGAAAAAGAAGTAACCGACCTTCTATACAACGATACCCTGAGAACAATAAATCATCCTTTTCCGTTGCAACTGTGATGTTCCGGGGTAGGATGTTTCAACTGTTACTAATGGGGAATATGGATATGAAGAAGTCAACTTTAGCATTGCTTGCAGTGGTTTCTTTTGGCGTCGTCGCGGCGGAAGAAATGAGAATTCCAACCGATACCAAAGCCACTTATACAGTCCTCGATAAAGACATTAATGGAAGTATGGCGACAATAGTCACAAAAAGAGTGGGACCTTCGGGGACCATTTTTACAAAGCGCCTTTATGATTGCTCATCATGGACCGTGAAATATTTAGGTGAGGGTGAGTCTCTTGAGCAAATGAAGTCATCAAAATCTGATTCAAGAATGGCGAATATAGTTGAAGGCTCAATAGCAGATTACATAGGCCGAAAGGCCTGTCAGTGAGAATAACCCGCTCCGGCGGGTTTTTTTATGCCCGGAGAAAAGCATGGCCAACAGTGAACAGGTTGGGAATATTGTTTATCAAGTCCAGATGGACGTAGCAGAGCTTATTGAGGCACAGCGTAAAGTAAACGATCGGCTTGATAAAATGGGCTCCAATTTCGACCGAGCATCCGGGTCGGTTAGCCGCTTTGAGGGGGCGCTTAATAAAGTAGGAGTGGCTATTGCAGCAGCTTTCACCATCGAGACGGCCAAAAGGCTGATTGCGATTGGTGATGAGATGGCTACTTTGCAGGCCAGGATCACCAGGCTTAGCCCAAGTATTGATATAGCGAAAGAGACTATGTCAGCTCTTTCAGCTATTGCATCACAAACAGGTAACAGCCTTTCTGAAACAGAGCGTTTGTGGGAATCACTGACCACAGCATTAAAAAGCGCTGGTGCAACAAACTCTCAGATCCTTGCGCTTACTTCGACGCTTCAAAAGATAGGCACCATAGGCGGTTCATCCTCTGAGGAAATGGCTAGCGCACTTCGCCAGTTCGGGCAGTCAATCGCCGGCGGCACTCTCCGGGCTGAGGAGTTCAACACCATCCTTGAGCAAATGCCAGAGCTTGCTCGCCAGATTGCGTCTGGACTTGGAATATCGATTGGTGATCTCCGCAAGAGAATGCTGGAGGGCAAGTTAACGGCTGAAGATGCCCTTAACGCTATTCAAAAACAATCCAAGTCTGTTAACGAAGAGTTCGACAAGATGCCTGTCAATATCGACAGGGCGAAAAATAGTCTGGACGTAGCATTTAAAAACGCCATCAACGACATCAATCAGGCGATTGGCTTAACCTCGACCCTGGCGGGGTTGATGCAAAGCGTTGCTGATAATCTTAATTACTACAATAAAAATGTCGGTGATTCTTCCAGAATGCCGAAGCTTATCAAGCTACAGCAAGAATTAAATTCCGAGCTTAAAGATGGTCAGCGCTGGTATGAGACAGACTCCGTATTCCAGACTCGTCGTGCGCAGGCAGCCGTTCAGTTAAAGCAGGTCGAAGGTGAAATTGCGCACATCAGAGCTAAAGCAGCAAGTGATGCTAAGAACAACCAAGGGTTCAAGACCGAAACAAGCGGAGACGATGCAGCAACATCAAAGCTGGTAAAAAACTCTGAGCGCAGGCTCGCTCTAGCCAAACTGGAAGGAGAGGCAAGAGCAAGGCTTCAGGCTCAGTATGATGCTGCCGACGCTGGGGTTACGGATCCGAAACGCATCAAGACTCTTCAGGATGAATATGCGGAGACGTACCGAGTAACCGAGGCGAGAAAGGAAAGCAATAAAACTGGCAAGAAAACTGAGGCGCAGTCCGAATCAATTGCAAATAAGCTTGAAAATTTGCGTCAGCAGTCAGAATTGGCAGCTGATTCAACGGAGGAGCTAAGCAGAGAGCAGGCCATATTACGTGCTCAGCAGTCACTGGGAAATTCTGCAACCCAGGAGCAAATCAAAAAGGCCGGTGAATATGCAGCAAAAGCATGGGATGCATCAGCGGCAGCCAAAGGGGTTACGGAAGCACTTAAGGCAATGCCATTGCAGGCGGAGAATAAATCCTACGCCGAATCCATGCAAAATCTGAAGGCCGCACTGAACGCTGGGAAAATAGATCTCAAGGAGTATAACGCTGCCACGGAGAAAATGGCGCTCGAGCACCAGAATAACCTCGCCAAGATTAACGCCCAGACCACAGTCAATCCGGTAGCTTCTGCCCGAGCCGAAGTTGACCCGGTACAGCAACTGGTGAACGAAAATAACCAGAAGTTAGCCCTGATGCAGCAATATCAGCAGCAGGAACAGGCGATACTCCAGCAAAGTTACCAAAAAGGGAAAATAAATTACGATCAGTTCGTTGCTGCAAAGGCAGCTACCGATGCCCAGTACCTTGCCTTAAAGACTGCGCAGGAAAACCAGTTCAATGAGCAGATGACAGCCGCTCAGTGGCAATTGCTCAGCCAGCAAGGTCTTGGTTATGAAATGCTGACAAGCGCGGTGGATACGTTTTCAGGTAATGCATCCAATGCGTTAACCGGGCTGATTACCGGAACGATGTCAGCGCAGGATGCTATGCGCTCACTCGGTAACACGATGCTGAATAGCGTGGTAAATGCGCTAGTCCAGGTTGGAGTTGAGGCTCTAAAAAACTTCATTATAGGGCAGACGTTAGGCGCAGCAGCTACTGCTGCTGGAGCATCTCAGGCTGCAATCTTGGCTACGGCTTGGGCTCCTGCCGCCGCCATGGCAAGTCTTGCTTCATTTGGGGCTAACTCAGTTCCTGCCATGACCGGGATTGCTTCTACGGTAGGCCTGGCACAGGGTCTTGCTTTAACCGGTATGCGTTACAATGGCGGCCCGGTGAATGCAGGGGGTCTTTATCAGGTCGGTGAGCGAGGGAAGCCGGAGATTTACCAGGCCAGTACCGGAAAGCAGTACATGATACCGGGCGACAATGGCAGGGGGATCAGCAACAAAGATATGACCGCAGGGGGCGGAGTTAGCGTCATAATCAACGTTCAGAATATGACGAGTGCCACATTTGACGCTCAAGCTACGAACAACGGAGATGGTACAATAACCGTGGATGCCATTATTGCTGACTTGAATAATGGAGGTCCTATATCGCAGGCTATCACTGGCAATACAACTGCGAAAAGAACACCTCGAGGTCAGTTATAAGGAGATATGTGTGGTTATTGAGCCAAACGATGTGCAATCAATACCAACAGAGATAGGCAAGCCTCATAAGCTTTATCCAAACAGGGCGGTAGAGTTTGTCTTTACTCTAAAGGATGGCTCTACAATTAAAGGCATTGCTCCTGCTGGAGAGGATCTGGAATTTATCAATAATGGGGATATCGTTGACATTAAAATCAATGTTTACGATGCACCGCCTGGTCCACGACCCGTTGAATAATCAAACCCGCTTCGGCGGGTTTTTTAATGCCTGGAGCTTAGATGCCAATTATCGAATATCCCGACTGGCTGCCGCTGGCGCAGAAGGCCAGCAAAAACATGACTCTCGATACCGGGTTCCAGACCGATCAGCCAGCGGTCGGCCCGGCTATCTTCGAGAATCAAACCGACGACCTGAAAGTGACCTGGTCGCTGACGTGGATCTTCACTCTGGCTGAGGAGCGCGCATTCCAGCAATGGCTACGCAGCCCGAACTATCTCAACCGGGGCCTGAACTGGTTCCGGATGAATATCAATCTTGGCGGCAGTGGCCTGCAATTGCAGGAGCTTCACTTCACGCAGATGCCAGTCCAAACCAGTATCGACGGCGGGGTGGTGACCTGGACGGGGACGGTTATTGCGAACTACCTCTACAACGCCGACGACGAGTTCGACGACATCATTGTTGAGCTGCCGCCACCGTGGGATTCATGGCTGGATATCGTTGTCACGGGTTATCCGGACGGGCGCGATCCGGAATCTTTGCCGAGGGTGCCGTAATGCCGAGCTTCAGGAAGTACAAGCAGCAACGCCCGACGCGCGGACTGTACGACACAATCACGTTCTACCATCCATCATTTGGCTATGTCCGCCTGGTCGATAAGCAGTTCTTCCCGAAGACGCTTGGCGGCCAGACGTTCACGCCAGCGCGCTTTGAAATCGAAGAGAGTCAGCAGAGCGGTACGCCGGTGATCGACGCGACGGTGAAGTTAGGGCGGCTGTCGTCTGACATCAAAGCGCTGATGAAACAGTGGAAGGGTGCGGCCAGGCTGACGGCCATCACGGCCACCAGGCAGATCTTCGACAGCGGCGATGTGTCGGTGCCGATTAAGTCGTGGCAGCTTTACGTCAAGACGGTGGATATCGATGCTGACGCCGCATCGGTCACTCTGTCTGTCACCAACCCGTTAAACAACAACATCGGAAGGCTCTATGACCCAACGGAATACACTGGCCTTCAGTACCTCTGATTTTATCAGCAGGATGATCGGCGTGCCGTGGGCTAACCGGGCCTGTTCGTTCGAAAAGGTGGATTGCTGGGGGCTGGTGGTGCTGTATTACCGGCACGTCCTCTGCATTGAGCTGCACCAGACGCCGGACTACGAAGCCGGGGCTGACTTCTTCACCTGCTATCAGGGCGACGTCGTCTTCTGGCGCCAGGCCGATAATCCGGTCGAGGGCGGGATATTCGTCGGGTACCGCGGCGCGCAACCGGCGCATGTTGGCCTGGTGCTGAACCGAAAAGCCATTCATGCGCGCGGGGAAAACGGCAGCGTGAAAGAAGATTCGTTGCTGGTCATTCAGCGGGCATTCACCAAAGTGGAGTTTTTTGAATATGGCGCTGGTTGAGATATCGAATTTTCCAGGAACGCCAAAGCTGCGTTGCAGGGTGCCAAACGGCACCCTTTTTTATGACTGGCTGGCGGCCAATGACGCTACCTTTCACCGCGACCTGCTGATCATCCGCAATGGTGTGAAGCTGGGCGACGATGACGAGATGGCGTTTGAGTTGAGCGAACTGGACCGCATCCAGATATTCGACCAGCCAAAGGGCATTGTCGGCGATATCCTCAGCCCGATCTTTAAGGTGGTGGGGCAGGTGTTTTCATTCCTTGCGCCGAAGCCGGCCATTGCAAACACCGGCGGCAATTCGGTCGACTCGCCCAACAATAGCCTGACCGGTCAGACAAACACTGCGCGCGTTTACAAGGCCAAGCCGGACATTTACGGGCAGATTCGTTCGTTTCCGGACCTGATCCAGGAATCGGTTTTCGAATACGTTCACCAGACGTCTACGGATGGCGGCCTGAAGTACGTTACTGAGTGGATGTGCGTGGGTATTGGAAAATATGACCGTGAATCTATTCGCTACTCAGAATCTAGCCTGGGGAGCATGGCCGGTGCTGAATACCAGTTCTTCGATCCGGGCGAAGTTATCCCGCAGATCGTAGAAGGCTACGGGTTCGATGACGTCGACGGGCAGGAGGTTCCCGGGCAGAACGAAGCCAGCGACTTCCCGATAGAAACAGCAACGGCAAACACGGTGGTCAGCGGAACGTATTCCGGCGGCCAGATAGCGATGAAAATCGTTAAGCAGGCTGAGTTCGACTATTTCATGGGGCTAGTTCTGCCGCACGCTGTAACCTTCACCATCAACGTGACGTATAGCACGGCCTCCGGCAGCGTAACCACTGACGCGACATTCTCAGGCACGCTGATCTCCGCCGTTGAAACAAACGATGGCGCGGTTGTTAACCCGGTGCGCTGGTACACGTTTACGATGAACCAACTGGATGGGCCGCAGGACATCCCTGCGAATGCGACGATCAACACCACAAAGTTTATCCTCAACGACAACGAGGCGCTGGTGGTTGGGCCGTTCTTCTCCCCTGTCGAGTCAACGCAGCTGTGGCTGCATACACAGTCCAGCCTCGGTGGGAAGAAGGAGACCAACTGGAAAGTGGTCATCTGGAAAATCGACGATGATTATAACCAGGTCCCGGGAACGCAGCAGACGTTTACGTACCGGCAGACGACGCCGCACCAGTCGACAAGCGAAGTTTTCTATCGCACCGACAAATTAACGCCGTCAGGCGGCTTTGGCAAATACGCGGTCAGCTTCCAGCGCACCGATAACTCCAGCGATGCCAGCCTGCTCAAGGTTGAGGAAATCCACAGCATTAACATCCGGACCAATGTCGTTCACCCGACAGACACGCTGGTGCGGGTAAAGGTGAGGGCGACTGAGAACGCCCTTGGCAGCCGCGAGCGCAAATATAACGCTCTGGTGACACGCCATACCATCACATACGACCTCGACACTCAGACTGTTGATTACACGCTGCGTCCATCTCGCTCATTCGCCGATGCAGTAGCGCATACCTGGATGATCATGGGCGAGCAGCCGGTCAGCAGCATTGACCTGTACGGCCTGTACTCTATCGCTGAAAGCCTGCCTGACGAGCGCCTGGGTTACTTCGACTACACGTTTGATGACGAGAACGACTCTCTCGGCGACCGCGTGCAGGCGATCTGCAATGCGGCCTCAGTGGTTGCTTACTGGGACGACGGCGTGCTGACGTTTACCCGTGATCAGAAGGTTGACTACCCGGCGGCCGTATTCAACCGGGCAAACATGAAGACGGACGAGTACAAAATGACGTACGAAGCGACGCTGCCAGGAGGTTATGACGGCGTGCAAGTGTCCTACGTTCACCCAACCACGAACAACAAGACGTACATTAATTACCGCGTGCTTAACGGCGCTATCGTCGAGCAGGAAGCTGAGAACCCGAACAAACTGGAGATCGTCGGTTTCCGCAACGAGTACCAGGCGCGGGAGCGCGCGCTGCGCGAAACTAAACGTCTGATCTACTCCCGGGTGAAGATGAACGCCAAAGTGTTTGAAGACGGCATTATCCAGGTCGGTAGTGTTATCCAGATGCCAGACATCTACGACAGCAACCAGCAGCAGGGTTACATAACCGGTCGTGCCGGGAATAACTTCGATACCAGCGAGCCGATCACGTTTACTGGTTCGATGTATGTGCTGGTGACCGACAGCCTGGGTAATCCCACGCTGCGCTATCCAGCAACCGCACGCAGCGATACGAAGTACGGGTTTACCGCAGCAATACCCGACATTCAGCTCAACATATGGAACGGAGACACTGTGCAGCTCCCGTCGCGCTACCTCATTGCGAGCGTGGAGGAACTGGACAGCCAACTCTGGACAGTAAACAGCATCAAGCCAAACACCGACAACACTGTGTCATTGACTGTCGCTGAGTACAGCGACGCCATCTACCAATAAGACCCTTTCCGACAATCCCAGCCCGGCCATCGCGCCGGGTTTTTTTATGGAATCAATATGGCTACGCAACCAACTCAAGATGCAGTACCGAGTGAATCGCCTCGCGACCTGAAGTTCAACGCAGGGAAAATTGACGAGTTTGTTACCTCTCAGGGCTGGACCTATACCGATCGCTTTGGTCAGAAGCACTACACCATTGAGGGCATCAATTATCTGTCCCAGCAGGCAATGGCCGCCTACGGTTACGTGATTCTTACCGGGAAGACCTTCACCACCGGCGCGACTATCAACAACCCAAATGAGGTGCTGCTGAACACTGCCGACGGCGAATATTACAAATGGACTGGTTCGTTTGCTTCCGGACCGAAAGTTGTTCCGGCTAACTCAACCCCAGCCAGCACTGGTGGTATTGCGCCTGGGGCGTGGATTGGGGTAGGGGATGCGTCATTGCGGGCTGCGCTTGCAGCGGTGAGTGGCGCTGGTCTGGTCGGGGTCTCGGTTGGCTCTGTCTATCCTGCTGGTACAGTCGGCTCTGCCATTCAATACCGCACCCCTCAGATGTATGGTATTGAACCAAGCAACACAAACATCATTGGCTCCGGTCTGGATGCTATGTTTGCCGCGGGCGGGGATATTCGTTTCGAGAAGCCGGGTACATATCTTACAGATCGTGCTTGGGTGTTGCGCTCAGGTACGCGATTATGGATTGGCGCAGGTGTTATTCTTAAAGCTGTTGATAGTTACAACGGCAATATTCTTCAGAATTACAGCTACGCCGTTAACGCCGGTGCGGGAACAGCAGACGACTTCATTGAAGTTTGGGGGCCGGGTACCATTGATTTTAATGGTCTGGCAAAAGGATTTAATGGTACCGGGAGCATGGCTTCAGTATTCAAAAACGTAACCACGTTACGTATCGGTGGCGGAATTCTCGTTCGCAACGCCCGTAAATACTGTTGGCTGATAGCTAAAATTCAGAATTTACATGTAGATGGTCTGCGTTTTAATACCATTTCAGACGGTCTTCATTTACAGAATCCTTGTCAGAATGTTTACATCCGAAACCTAAGCGGTGTAACAGGCGATGATATGTGCGCTCTCACTGTGGGAGACTATCCGTCTTACGACATCAGTGAGCCAGGTGATTTCTCTAACGTAGATATCGCTGGGATTTATAGCCTGAACCAGGCCAACGATGAAGGAACGACAACTACAACGCTTTTGACCTTCGGTGGCGACGGGTCCGGGGTTTATGTGCGCATGAAAATTGCTGGCTTGTATGGCAACACTAATCACGCTGTGGCACGATTTAATGCTGACACCAATGGCTTGACGTATACAAAGGTCAATAATTTACATGTTAGCGAAATTTATGCAGTTCCTAACCCTGCAAACGCCTACCCAATCATAGAAATTAATGACCGTGGATATGGTGCTTCTCCTAACTTATATGGAGTGGAGATTGATGTTTTAACTATCGAAAACGTCTATACACGTAACGACGTAGCGCATGTGGTAGGGATATCTGGCACTTATGGAACAATGGTTCATCAGTTAACTATCAACAACGGCCCTCGTAATGGCCTGGGCATGGTGGCGCTTAACAATGCTAATACCACTTTTTGCGAGACAATTTTCATTAACAACTGTCGTACTATACTGCCGGTTAACGCCAATGCCGCGGTTATAAACAGCCGGGGCGTTATCGGTCAAATTTTCTTGGATAACATTCAGGCTTTGTTTACGGACACAACGCAAGGCCGTATATTCCGCGGAATTGGCGCTAACAGTGTCTCTAAAATACACGCCAATAACGTTACGCAGCTTAGGGGGCTTGCTGCATTCGGTTCCTTGGCCGCAATGGCCACACAACCGGAAATTTATATCAGCAATGCCACATTTGATGGAACTACAGGTGTAGTCGATCTAACTGGGACTACAGCTAAAGTTTACTGTAAAAACGTAAAGGCACTGATTGCTTCAGGATTTGTTCCATTTTCATCGAATGCTGGATCGTACTACATAAGTGGTGATGTTGATACCGATGGTTCTAATACTTTAGCGACATCAAATGCTGGAACCATCAGGTTAATGCGGGGGATTCACAACATAGCTTGTGACTTAACAAAATTAACATCTGTTGATAACTCAGGGTGCTATAATTCTAACGCTAGCCTGTCGTGTGGTGTTGGTATGGTAAACGTGCAGAATAAGATATGGAAACATATCTATACTGCTGCCACTTATACCAGTAGCATTTAAATATACCCCCCCCCTACAGATTATGTGGTGGGGGGCTTTCAAAAACTATTTACACTCTGTCTTCGTGAAATCAAACACAATAGTTGAGCTTTTTTTATCAATTAAAATGTTATAGTTATTAGAGTTTCTGATATTTTCAAATGTACATAAACTCGATTTAAGCGACATGTGATAATCAAAGCTTTGAAATTTTTTATCCAAATCGAAATGCATCATTTGGGTATGGCCCCACACCCATTGATTATTTATTGTCGGCTGTATAAGTTTTGAAATTATTGGGTATTTTTTTGCTGCCATCCTAACTTCTGGTGACAACGACACTCCACCTTTGAAAGCAATAAATTCATAACTGCTCAAGCCAAGGCTGTTTAAGTCAGACATCATTAATTGAATTATCGCATTCTCATACTTTTCTTGATTGTTAAGTGAGTTCGCGTAAGCATAGGCAACCCCTAAAGAGTATAGGGCGTAGACTGTAAATAAAATACCGCATAATGATTTATAAAGCTTTGTGCGAGAGAAGGCCCAGGTGGAAAGAACCGCAAAGAAGAAGCACGCAGTTCCAAATGCCATTAGAACCCTGGGAGATAGTACTGGGTCCCTCAGGAGCATCATGGGTCCTGTTATCATGCACAAAACTGCAAATGGAGAAAATACAATGACTAAAAGCTTCATTATTTTCTCAGGCTTAGAGTAACTGCATTTAACAAGCGAGATCTTAATTAACGCAATTAAAGATAATGTTAACACCACTACACAAAATATTATAAATGGCGTGGTAACAACAAGACTTATCAATTTTCCAAATTCGGTAATATTGCGTGATAGAACCGTTAAGGCATCATTTATTCCTGAAGTTGCAAGTTCACTATGCCTTAAATTATAACTACCAACTAAAAAATATGGTGAAATGAAAGTTGAATATATAATATAACTAATACCTAATCCGCCAATGGATGCTACTATTGATAACAATCCATTGCGAGTTTCACCTAATCTGAATATATTTAATACGTATAAAATAGCGAATATTATATATATGTTAATTGATGCCTGATAGATGCACAAAATTAAAATTACAGAAGTGAAGCAATATAGAAATTGTTTTTTTAATTCTACCGATTTGAATGCAAAAGGAATTATTGCACACAATACGGATATCGACATTGGGAAAGCATCGTATTTATATGATATATTCTCCAACAAGAATGGGCTTGAAATTGCAACCATTGAAATGATGGCAGCAACGTACCCATCAAATTCAGTGAGAAATGCTTTTGCAGAAAAGTAAACGCTCAGCGATAAGATGCCCAAGGCAAGCAATTGCGGTAGTGGAGATATGTCTGGCAACTGAGGCCCAAAGCTCAAAGATAGGAATAAAAGATCAGCAAGAGGCCTGCCGTTATCAGACCACTTTGAATATCCGTAAATAGAACGACCTAAATCATCAACGTAATAGTGACTTGATAAGATAATTGGTAAGAAGAATATCAATGACATAAGCAATATCATTGAAAAAAGCTTTTTGTCTAAATTGAAACGAAGCATTTTAACACCTTAAGACTTGTTTGTTGGTTCATAATTTTTGATGATGTATCGCGGTCTTCCCTTAACTTCAACATAAATCCTTCCGATATACTCCCCAAGAACACCTATGCCTATCAACTGAACCCCACCAAGGAAAAGTATTGAAACAAGCATTGATGGATAGCCGCGAACCGGGTTGCCGAACGCTAACGTGTCGACGATCATCCATGCGCCATAGATGAAGGCCAGGCCAGCAACGAACAAGCCGATATACGTCCACATGCGCAGTGGGAAAGTTGAGAAACTGGTGATACCCTCTAACGCTAGGTTCCACAGTTTCCAGCCATTAAACTTAGAATCCCCGGCAACACGTTCTGCGCGGGCATATTCAACAACATCAGTGCGGCCGCCAACCCAACTCAAAACGCCTTTCATGAAAAGGTTGCGTTCTGGCATTAGCTTGATGTTTTCAACCACATCTCGAGACATCAGGCGGAAGTCGCCAACGTTTTCCTCGATCTGCGGATTGCTGATTTTGTTGTGCAGCTTATAGAACCACTCTGCGGTCTTACGCTTGAG